TCTTGCATAGCGTGAAAGTGCTATGAAGTTTTGGTAGTCTGTTGGTAATGTATTACTAATCATCTCTTTACTCCGTTACTGTTCTAATGTTTCTGATGGTGGCACCTTCTATGTCATAGAAGTATTCCTGTACACCATCTTCTAACTCCTCACCTACTCGACCATCAGCGGGGATAGGGTATTCTTCTTCATCTATATCAAGGGTAATAAACATTTTAACTCTTATCACTTGCCATTACCTCTTCAATCAACTTATCCAGATACCACTGTGCTTTCTTCAAGTCTTCTAATGGTTTGTCTTTATAATCGAAACGCCATAGGTATTTCATAATATTACCTTGCAGGTAGTACTTGAACCCATCACCAGTGGCAGCAGAGATAGCATGAATACACTCAATGCCTGTCTGGTTGTAGTGTGGTGGACTGTTGACCATATCAACATTGCCATAGGCTTGCTTACCTGCCTGCTCTGCCTCTGCCATCTTTTTCATAAACGCATCATGTCTCATGCTGAACCCCCTGTCTTTGTGTTAAAGGATAGGTGTACTACGTTACCGTCATAGGTCTTTTCTACACCTGCTTCTTCCTCTAGTTCTACATCAATATCCATCTCCGTGTCCATAACTTTTTTTACATATTCGTGTACAATATTGCGTAACTCTTCTACTTCTTCCATTACAGGAACGGAAGCGCACATCATCTTAGCAAAGTGCATCACCTGATAATAGTCTTCGTCATCCATAGGGTTGTCTGGCATAGCCATAATAGATATGTCAACTTCTCCTGACCACCTACCATCGTCATTAGCGAATGGCCTGACACGGATAAGGAAATCTTCCTCGTTTACTTCTTTAGATAGTTTCTCCATCATACTCATAGTTATCTCCTTTTCACTTTTGTGCCACCAAACTTAATAAACTTTGGATGCTTGTTCTTGCCCTTCTCCTTCAACCAATCTTCAGGAATAATCCTGTCATAGTATCTAAAGCCGTACTTAATACACCATTCACCGTAGGTAGACTTAGCACCCTTACGTAACTTGCGTCTGCTACTTTCAAACACAAAACGAATATCCAAGTTAGGATGCTGCTTTTTAATAGCCAGATGCTTGCGTCTATCTGCTGCGGTGAACATACCTTTTGTTTCAATAATGATGCCGTTGGACAGCACGAAGTCTGGTGTGTAGGTTCTGTACGCTAGGTCTTCCCACTCAATCTTAACTTGCTCATATAGGAAGTCTACTTTGAGTTCGGTTAGGTAGTCAGATACCTTGAGTTCCAGACCGCTACGATAGCCGTACTTTCGTGCTGCCCTAAATTGTTTTGCGTTAGGCAAGGACATCTCCAATGTAACTTATCATTGGTGGGTTCTTAGCCTGTGACTTTACAGCAGGACGCTCAGTAAGATTATCCCAACAATCAAAACGGTAGCTGCAGAATTTACATCCGTTATTAAGGACTTTATTACCTGTGGGCTTGCTACGAAAAGTTTCAGGCACTGGTTCAAAACATCTTTCAAACTTGTTCTCCTTTACTGTCTCCACTGTATTTTCAATTTTAGCAAGTTCAGCATCCATGTCAAGGCCTGTAGCTGGCACATATTTAAAGTGACCATTAGCCTTGTTGACTACCCACCAGCCGCCCGCACGTTTGCCGGAAGCCTTGGCATAACCTGCAAGCTGTCCCACGTAACCAAACCCGTCTCCTGCTGCGAGGGTGCTATAAGATTCAAACTTGTTTCGGTAGGACCAGTCTGAAGCTGATTTAATATCATCAACTGCATCGTTAATGACAATATCATATGCGCCATTAATACTAGTAGTACCAAGGTTAAGAGTGACTTTTTCAGAATCATTGTATTTTACTCCTGCTTCTTTTAAAAGACCTTTGAACACTGCTTCTACAATGTCTCCGATCATCATATTCATCATAAAATTAGTTGGCATAGGTATAGCTACCTCTGGCTTATTCTTTTCGTACCAGAGTTGGCAAGTGGGGCGACCTACATTAGACATTCGTATTCGGAAATCGCCCCTCTTTTTACCACTGCCAAACTGATTACGCAGAGCATTTGCTACATCTGCAGCTACCTGTTGAATGGTAGCCTCAGTCATGGCACTGTCTCCACGAACCGCATCAGTCATATACTGATGCAGCGTTAGTTCAGCGGGATGGTTCATTATGCTGCATCCTCATCGTCAATATCAATATCAACAATGTCATCTACTACGTCTACATCTTCGTCTTGCATTTTAGCATTAGCTTTTTCTGACCAAGAGTTCAGAATGTAGGTGTTGTAGTTCTCTACCCAAGATAGGAAATCAGCAAACATGTCGTGCTGCTCTTTTTCAACCTCAAGTACTTTTGTGACATCCAGAGACGCAATAGGTACGTAGTAGGATGCACCTGTAGGAATCTTACGCTCATCAGATTTCAGATTGATGACGTGTTGAATGGGAAGTAACGACATCTTTGTCATGGTAGCAAAACTTTTACCTAACTCAGTAAACGCATCACGATTGTCAATTTCCCATACTACTGGTGTTTCATCCACGTCTACTGGATTACCTTTGTCATCCGTAGGGTTAATCATCTCTACAGTACCAAGAATTACACGAACACGCTTAATTGACTTTAGCAGTTCTTGCATCTTCTCTGGCAATGCCTTGAAGTCCTTGATGTAACCAGCCGGTTTACCACAGTTAAACCCGCCATCATTGTCTTTCAAGTCAGACTGAAGTTTAGCGTCATCAGTCATAATACTCTTAACATAACGGTTAGGGGATTTGCCTGTAGCCTGCACAAAACGCTTGTACATGAAACGCTGTAGAAACGGACGTATCTTAATTTCTGAAGCGTAGTAGGTTGGGCCATCTGGAATTTCCAGTTTGTAAGAACCGCCTTCCACTACTTCAACATTAACCTTTTTACCGTTTACTTCTGCTGGACCCATGAGTGGGGTATGGTGTATGCGCAGTCGTGCCAGTGAACTACTAGCAGCACCTGTAGGTTTTTCATTAGCAATGCCCATAGCCTTTGCCATAGCAGCATAGTTGTTTGTATCTATTGTCGTAAGTTGTGACATATATTTCTCCTTTCATAAAAACAATGAGACATAGTTATATCATGCTATGTCTTTAACGTCAAGCCAATTCGGACCTATTTTTGCCTCTAAAAGTAAAGGCACATTAAACTCTACACCCCAGCGTATTGTAATCAGTTCAAGTAGTTTATTATTAGTAGAGTCTATGACATTGATTACCTGTGCTTCTTCGTCTGGGTGAACGTCAATAACAATACTGTCGTGAACTGAATTTACTATACATGATTTCATATCCTTTAGCAAGTACTCGATGTGTAATAGTGCAACAGGAACAATATCCGCTGTAGCAAAGGACTGCACAGGATAATTCTTGATCTGTGTAAAGTGTGATACACGCCCACTAGCCTTACGTACCACATTCGGGAACGAAAACTCACGACCACTAGGCGTGGTTATTTTTTGTGTCTCTATAGCTTCTTTAGCCAGTCTGGTATGCCAAGCTGCGACCCCTTTGTACTTGCTGTTGAAGTGTTCGTAGTATGCTGCTTCTGCTTTGGTTCTACCGAATCCTGTTGCGCCGTAGAGTGGTGCAAACGTATGCGCCTTCGCATCTTGGCGAGACGTAGGCTGACCAGCATCGGTAATAACTTTAGCGGTGTATGCATGTACATCAAATCCAGTAGATACTTCTTCAATCGCTACCTCATCTTGTGATAAAAATGCAGCGGCACGGAACTCAAGCTGCGCAAAGTCAGCTTCCATTACCTTGCCACCATCGAATCGTGACACAAATACTTTCTTAACAGGAAACGTGCCGCCACGTGGCATGTTCTGCATATTAGGATTAGCCCCACTGAAGCGACCAGTAGAGGTGCGGTGCTGCAGTAAGCTAACATGCAGCTTACCGTCTGGCTTAGTGTAGTTACGTATGCCCTCAACAAAAGAAGATAGGTATGTATCAATAGCACTAAGCCTGCGTACCTTGTACAAGAAGTCAACTGCATCATCCATACCTTTGCTCTTAGCCCCTGCTTCTAGTAGTTCAAGGTTCTGTTTACTAGTGCTAAAACCGTTTGCACTCAACCACTTAGATGATGGTGGCTTGAACTTGAAACCAGCCAAAGTGTCTGATGGTATAAACAGAAACCCTTCTGTATTACATTCAGCGCATCTGCTGGGTTTAGCAAAAGGCTCACCGTTCTTCTTTGTCTTACGGACGTAACCTGTACCGCTGCAAGTGTGGCACTGTTGTGCTACAGTTTTATACAGACGTTCTGTGCCGTAAGAAACCATACTGCGAAACGACACGTCATCCATGTAAGGGTCTATCTTACTAGCCCAATCTGCTTTATCAATGACTTTCCTACCATAGATAACCCAGCCTAATTGTTCGGGACTGTTAAGATTGATAGGCGTGTCACCCATTACGTGACGCACATGCGACTGCAACGCGCTCTCTAAATCCTCACGCTCTTGCTCAAACTCTGTTTTCACCTCGTCTAACTTAGACATATCAACAGCAAATCCACGCTGGTAGATACGTGCAAGTGTAACACATACCTGATTAGTAAGATCGACTGTACCACGTAAGCCGCTGTCGGCAGGTGTATTCAAACGATACATTAGCTTGTCAGCAAGCTGCTGCGTAGCGTTAAGATCAGCAGAAAGATATTCTGTTAACTCATCAATAGGAATATCTCGTGTACTATAACCCTTTCTGAAGTATTCTTTCAGTGTATCTTGCTTCTTAGTCTCCAACTCATAGCGTTCTGCACAAGCCTCAAGAGACAGTGGCTCTTTGTTACCACGCTGCAGTACATACTCAGTAAGCATAGTGTCAAACACAGGGCCATCATACGTGAAACCCGACTCCCACAGCCACAGCAAGTCATAGGCGGCATTGTGGCAGATGATGACCGTAGCTTGGTCAAGAAACCACTGCACACGTTCACTATAATCATGCCTACTAATATGCTCCTCGTGGTCAAAGGGGAAGTGTTGCTCATGTCCTTGATCTGTAAGTATACCAATCATAGTCAATGAGTTTGTAGGCTCAAAAGGATCAAGATGCATCTTACCATCTCTAGTTGTTGTTGTATTTTCTACATCAAGTGTTAGCTTCATACTGTATACCTCGCTGTTCTGTATTCAAGTTCACAGTGTACCACACCATGCCAACCTGACAACTTATTTTTTACTACGTTTAAGTGACGCTGGGTATCTTCTTCTTCCTGCCCATCAACCACAGGGTTCTTAGCAATCAAGACCATCAGGTCAGCTTCAGCAGCCTTACCTGTGCGTGAGCCTTCCATCATAGACTGGTTCAACAGAACCTTACCCTCTGCCTCTGCAGATAGCTGAGACATATAGAATACAGCACACTCATATTGCTTGGCAATCTGCCTCGCGTGTACGGCGTTAGCCTTGAGTGATTCATCCTGTCTGGCAAATCCACCTTTAGCGAACTTATCACCCATGTCAAGAAGAACGATGTCTGGCTTGTAGGACTTGCATACAGACTCCACCCAATTCATATCCCGACCTGTAGCATCCTTGATTTTGATGCGGTTCTTTACAGGCTCATACAATTCACGAGCCTTGGCAGGGTTCTTCTTAATCTCCTGCATAGTCATGCCTGTGGCAGCAGTAAGGTATCTAGCACCTACACGATGGTAGCCTTCCTCGTTACACAACACAATGCAGTTAGCCCCCTGTTGTGCAAAGCCACCCGGACTTGCAATCAAGCTGGCGTGGAAGGATGTTTTGCCAGTGTTAGGTCTTGCACCAATCTCAATCAGGTGTCCTGCGTTTACCCCCTCAACTTTACGTGTAAGGCTGGGAATATTGAATGTCCATCGTGCCTCTAGGTCATTGCGTAGCAGCAAGGTGTCCATGTCAATGTCATCCCACTCAATGTTTAGATCAGGTGTGAAGTCATCTCCATATTGCTCAAGCAACATACGTAATGGCTCAAGACTAGACTTGTCACCATTCACGTAGTCAAACCCTAAGTTGGCAATGTCCTCACCTACTACCTGTTGAAACAGCTTGGACAATACTTCTTGGGCTACGTCACTACCCATAGGCTGCTCTGCTTTAATCTTGTGAAACAAGGCAGAGTATGCCTGTTTTTGTGCAGTGGTCAGAGTAGGATTGTTAGACATGAACAATGCCTCAATCTCATCTGGCGTTACAGTACGCTCGTAACGATCCATAGCTGTATCAATAGCCTGCTTGATCTTACGCACGTCCTTGCTAAACAAGCGGTCTGGACAACGTGCGCCACGATGATCTTCGTAGAACTCCTTGTCCATCAAACTTCTAATCAGTGATAATTCCATTTAAATTCTCCATATCTGTCGGGTTACGATATTTCAAGTCATCTTTCAATTTGAGTACACGAACATCGTTGACGTGTCCTCGTAATTCCTTCGCCATCTGTAGCGTCTTTGGTAATGCATCGGGGTCTAATGCTATAATCGCTGTTGAGAACTGTGCAAGATACCCTTTATGCGCCTCTTGTAGAGATGTTCCAAGAAGCGCAACCCCGACAAAGGAGCCGTAACCAACAACGGCTGCGCTTACACAGTCCTCAACAACAACTGCGACTTTACCACAACCATACGTGTATGGCAAGCCACTTTTTCCATATCTTTTCCATTTAGGTAGACGCTTACCGATAGCACGGCCTGTCGCATCTACAATCCTGCCATCATGTATGACAGGAAATACAACCCTGTCATCCTTCACATCATACATTACGCCTAACTCATCTGGGTCTAGCTTGTAGCGAAAGCAGAAGCTGAGTACACTGCGCTTATCTCTGTGCGGTACGATGTAGCTAGGCAGTTCAAATGTCTGCATAGCAAACTGCTCTGCACCTGCAAAGCCTGCACGTATGTCGTCTACAGATAGATGCACACGTGTGCCACCACTGACACGACAAGATACTTTGTAGCAATTCCACACGAGACTACCCATGTTGTTGGTCACAGTAAACGTCTTGAGACCACCACACTCTGGGCAGTTCATACGCTTAGTCTCACCATTAGATAAGTTTAAATCACTTACTATATTATATATATAATTCATATTATATCACTTTCCTTTGCGGCAGTTAGATGCTTTTACCATGTATTTTTCTGGCTGTCAATGCACTATTTGCACTTCTGTACGTATTTTTCATGTATGGCTTTACAGATTGTGGGTTGGCATGTCCTGTAACCGACATTATTTGTGCCATACCGACACCCGCTTCAACCATCTCTGTTGTACCTGTTCTGCGTAAGTCAGACAGACGTAGTTCTTTTGGCAGTCCTGCTGCGTCCATAATCTGTCGTGCATATTTTGGTAGCTTACGTATCGTGTAAGGTTTGTACTCACCCTTAATAGGGTAAGGGCGAGGCACAACATATTGCTGAAAGCCAAAGTCCTTTTCCTGTTGCACCAACATTTCCAACAGATCATCTTCAATAGGCAAATGCACTTCTGCACGTCTTTTCGACTGTTCGATGAATACACTGGCGTTGTCAAAATCAATAGCGTCCCATGTTAGTATACGCATATCCCCTAGTCTTTGACACCATTCATATGCCATGTGAGCAATAAGACCTATATTACGGCTGTTAAAATCGCTGTAGGCGGTGTCTAGGAACGTCTTGACATGCTCCCTACTCCAAACAGTCTTACGCCTCTCTGTGGCTCTCCTACGCACGATAGAGAAAGGATTGACTTTTGTGTACTCCATCCGCATAGCGTAGTTAAACAACACACGTGCAACAGACATGACGTGATTTGCAAAAGGTATACCTCTGTCACACCAAATGTCATAAGATAGTTTTGCACGTTTTGTTGTAAAATCATTATACTTGATCTCACCCAAACGCACTCCCTCTAACTCTGTGTTTAAAAAGATGTTCATAAAGTATTGATACTGAGACTTAGTAGTGTCACGTAAGTTCTTGTAATCAATAGAAGAATAGTACTTCTGCGTAAGTTCATTAACTGTTGTCATCTGGTATTCCTCGTCTGTGATTACTTCCTATGTGGTATAAATCAGATGCCAGCGTTAACAGTTTGTCAAACCACATCAGATCACATCTTAGGCTATCTTGTATATCAAACAAACCATAATATACACCAGCAATCATGCCAGCTACTGCGCCTGTTGTGTCACTGTCGTGACCACGATTGACAGCCTTAATAATACAGTCATTGAAATTGTCAGTCGTTTCAAACGCCCACATTGCAGCTTGATATGTCTCCTTTACATATCCACCAGACATAACATCATTCCTGTCAGTATCAATAGGAAGACGATATTTATTGTATTTTTGCAGTGGTTCACCACAATATAATTCTTCTGCGAACATACAACTATATTGAACACACTCTTCACTGCCGTGAGTCAACAGAGTTTGCTGTGTAGCAAGTTGAATAACGTGTTCACGAGACTTAGCACATAATACAATAGGTGCAATTCTCATAAGCGCACCATTACCCGAAGATTTTGGGTCAGTACTACCAGCATACACTGTACCTGAACTGGCATAATTTTGTAACGCTTTTACAGTGGTAGTTCCTATATCAAAGCACCGGCCTCTTGGTATGAACTCACCATCAAGATACCACTTGAGGAAGTTTTCCATTATAGCCTGTGCATTGAAACCTTTGTTGTCCCGAATGGCGCAGCCCATTGCGTAGGCCATAGCTGTATCATCTGTCCATTCACCTTTCTGTACATCCCAAATACCACCTGAGTGGTACTTGGTAATGTAGTTGTCTGGGTCACGAGCCTTTTGAAACTCTAGGGGTGCGCCAAGCGCATCACCCACGGCAAGCCCAATAAGCATACCCCATGCGTGTTCAACTCTCTTTTGCATAACGCACCCCTTTCTGTTTGTTAAGCTGCCACCAGTTGTTTGAACTGTGGCGTTTCAATCCATGTAGCTACCTCATGTTCACGCTTGAACATATTGACAGCATCATTGTCATTGTGCGTCTGACGCAATAGAAATCCATTACGCTCATCAGCATATGTGGCATAGTTTGTGAAGGCACTATACAATGCAAACACATTGCGTCCACGTGTGCTAACCTCTTGATTATAAAGAGTAAACATCTTCTCAGCTTTCTTTTCTGACTTAACAATACTCTGCAGCAAATCAGGAACATTGACGTGCAAAGGCGTATTAGCCATTTTTTGTAACTGTTCAGTCTGCTGGTCAAAAGCACTCTTAGAAGCCAACAACTCATCAATGAACGTGTCCATGCTAAAGAACGTAGTGTTCTTACGCTTGACCTTATCATGCTCACCGCGTATCATTCCATTGGTGCAGAAGAAATCAATAGCACCAAAGAAAACCATGTTGCTGCACGATCCATCTACCCCATGCAGCGCGATAATGCGTTGTGAGATATTGGTTTCATGTTTGTCAGTCGTGATAGTAGTGGTCACGTTAGGTAGCACAATGTCCATCAATGCCCACGCATTTTTACGCGCCGACTTCCATGTAACTTGTGCGTCTACTAACTGGTCATCAGACAAGTGTTCTGTCATTGCGTCCTGCACACCAGTAAAGAAAGCGGTGTGGTCAGCGCAGTTGAACTTGTCACCTACGATACCAATGTACTCACCTGTCCTAGCGTTTACTACATAACGCTTGTCGTGTACTTTAGTGTCCTCAAACTCAACTTCAAAGTCAAGATGATCGGGGATAGGCGCAATAGCCTGCTCAAAATCTACTTCAGTTATAAAATCTAATGGCATAGTATATCTCCTTTTTTAGTGGTAACTGATGTCTGTTTATATCATTTATATTTACGACTGTCAACCGTGTTTTCTTTTCATCCATTGTGGCATTTCACGGCCTTTGTTATACCTAGCGAAACGTAACTTGTCAACAACATAGAACGCACGATAGGCCATGATAGGCCAGTCCTCATCTGTCTTGAGGTGGTCATGCCCACTGAAACATTGCGGGTGTGGTGTGATGTCACCCTCTGGAATAAATTGCCTTGCACAATTTAATGCCCTGCTATGCTTACCTGCACCATGCCACTTACCATATCTTTCGTGGTACTCACATAGCATAGCTGTATATAAGTCATAAGCATAGTCAAAGTTTGACCGTGTTTCCATAGCCCATAATGTGCATGGGTGTTTCTGATGCACAGGTTTATACAAATCTGCAAACTCTGCAAAGCTAGGGTTATGATGCCATACAGCAGTGCATAGCATCTGCGCTTCTTCCAATGGCATCTTGACAATGTGTTGGTCACATAGTGAACGTGCTATGGCATCGGGGTTATTTTCGATTAGAAATCGGTTCATTATATTTCTCCTCTGCTACTGAAACAAACATATCGAATATTTCCTGTAACTCTCGTTTAATCCACCTATTATCTATAACATAATCATCTGACACATTATCTAACATATCAAGTATCATATGCAATCTAATATAGGGATTGTGCGGCTTGTTTGTGTTTAGCACAAGCGTTACTTCATTTAGGCTCATTACAATTCTCCATGTACCATGTCTTGAACTTATGAAAAGCTAATAGCTTGTATGCTTCCAAGTCTAGGTTCTCCCAGTCTGACAGGTCAAGCCCCTCATATCTAAAGCGGTTTTCCATCTCGCTATCCAACATAACCATCAAAGCATTGGCTTCTGTAGGTGTTAGTTGTATCCATAGTGTGTTATCTTTAGCCATCGTAATCATCTCCTTTATCACGTTCATGTAAGTCATCTACATCTACGCCTTCGCAGATGTATGAATAGTCATAGTTGGGTAAGCTGAACAGCTTGATTGTACCATCCTCATTGCGGATGTAATCATCTGCATCATCATCCCATACAGATACAGGCATATCCCATACCAGTACACTATATGACTTGTCGGGGTCAAACTTAATCATTGTCAGTCTCCTTTACAGTAGTTGGTCAGTACCATCAACGCCCATCAGGTTCATCACATCCCTAGTCAGGCTATCAATCAATTCATAAACATCATTGACAGGCCAATACTCTAGCGGTTCCCATGCGTTGTCCTCAAAAAACTTATCTAGCTTTTCTTCAGGCCAGTCTGCCCAATCATCAGGCAAATGTTGACATAGGAAATGTCCAGACATTCTAGCAAATATTTGTTGTTCAGTCATCGTCATTCTCCTTTAACACCATTGGTATTCGTAGTTGTAATTGTACTCAGCATCAAGCTGATGCCATGCCTGTTCATAGGCATAATCCCAATTAGTATGATAGCCTGTGGCTATGTCATCATCAGCAATACATTTTGCCCAATGGTCAAGGCTAGGCTCATGGTCAAGTGGTAGTTCTTCCATTGCCATTCTCCTTTACCATTCCACAGGGTAGAACACTTCTACCATGCTATCACACTTAGGGCAAGTCAGTATCGTGACCATGCTAAACTCATCACCACGATGGTCATCAGGGTCTATGTCATGGTCATTGCCCCAGATTAGT